ACTACTCTCGTCGGGGCTTTGATAGTTGCCAAAGGAGCCATCATCGCTAAAGCGGTTGCACTTAAAACCACTCTCATTGGAGCTTTGATAGTTGCCAAAGGAGCCGTGATTGCCAAGGCAATAGCCCTAAAAACTATTTTTATTGGTGCTTTAGTAGCGGCTAAGGCTGCTATTATATCAAAGGCAACAACCATTTACACCAGTTTTATGGGAGCAATGACCACAGCAATCTCAGCAGTGGCGAGTTTTGCTGTTTCAATATATACGAGCTTTATAGCACCAGTTTTTGCTGCGGTTGCTTCTGTTTTTACATTCGCCGCGTCTCTGATTGCTAGTGCTATACCTGCTTTAGTTGCGGTCACAGGTGCTGTCATTTCATTTACAGTGGCTCTTTTGACTAACCCGATTGTGCTGATTGGGATGGCTATCGCAGCCGTAGCATATTTGATTTACGACAATTTTGATATGCTGTTCAGCTTTATGATATCTGGATTTACCATGGTGGGTGATATTTTCTCAACCATTGGCAACGGGCTTGCATCAATATTTTTTGGCATTGTGGATGGTCTAACAGGCATTGTAAATGCTATGATCGACGGGGTGAACTTCATGATCGACGGTCTAAATACAATAAGTTTTACAATACCAGATTGGGTGCCATTTGTTGGTGGAGAGACTTTTGGAATTGATATTCCTCTGATACCCTATTTAGAGAAAGGGGGCGAAATCAGTACAGATGGAGCAGCCTACTTGCACCAAGGAGAGAAAGTTGTCCCCGCAGCCCAAGTACAACAATTGGATGACTCAATAGAGACAGCTAGCACATTACTCGCAGCAGCACCAATGATAGCAATGACAATGATGAACCCAGTAACCATGATCGCAGGTGCTGTTGGCGCGGTAGCTACCACTGGACTGGGTGGCAATAATGATGATGTTGTCGAAGCGATACAAGAGAATACAGCGGCGATCAAGGCACTGATTGCACAAGGCGGAGGACCCACAGAGGCTGGTGGTACTAACACTATTACGCTGGAAATAAACGAAAGACAGCTTGGAAAAGTAGTTACTAAGGTGCTGAATGACAAAAACCCACTTACTTTGGGGTAGGAGATAGCAATGAGTGCAGCAACACAATATGCAAATGACGGAAATTATTATGTCCATATAAAAGGTCTTCATAATACTGTATCCATAAAATTTAAAGCAATTATTACGAGCTTCAAGGATAGTTTTGAATCAAAGTATAACTCTGAGGAAGTTTATGGTAGAATAGATCCCATAATGACCTTCCAAGGAACAACAAGAAAGCTGTCAATTAATTTAGAAGTTCCTGCCTACAGTGTAGATGAAGCGCAACAAAATTTTCAAAGCCTTTCTCAATTGTTGGCATCGCAGTACCCCGGCTATGATACTGCTGGAAGTGCAACTAGCATTTCAACTGCGCCTCTTCATAAAATAAAATTTGCAAACTGGGTCACGTCCGGTGGAGCACAGGGCACTATAAATGAAGCAGGGTTAGTCGTAGCTTTGGAGGGTGTATCTTTTAGCCCCAATTTAGACGCTGGTGTTTTTGAAAGCGGACCAAAATTGTTACCAAAACAGTTTGACTTGGAACTCACAATGACAGTTCTTCACACAGACCAAATTGGATGGAATCCGGATGGATGGGTTGGAAGCAGAAGATATCCATACACAGAAATTGCAGAAGACATTAGTTTAAATAACCCAGAGGACGGAGAACTCAATATGACGTTGCCGGGAGAAGTTGTGGAAGATACTGTAAATGGCTCTGATGGCGACGGTAGTTTTTATGAGAACATCCAACAATCAATTGAAGACATACTTTTAGGAGGCAATCAACTGCGTTTTGGTCCGGGGATGTCTTTTGAAGATCCTGATAATCTTTAGTAAAAAGGGAGAGCATATAGAATGGCTACTAGATACAACAATAGAAAGGTAACAAGAAATAAGAACAAGCTTTACAAGAATCATTTTGAAAAAAGAAACGTATCGCAAATTAGACAGTTTAGAACTCCGGAGTTGGCATACCCAACACCTGATCAAATCAACCAGCTAAATGTTCTCACTCACGTTTGGAAAGGTGGCGATAGATATTATAAATTGGCTTTTGAATATTATGGCAACTCTAAATATTGGTGGGTTATTGCTTGGTTCAATCAAAAACCAACGGAGGCACATATAAATTATGGAGACATTGTTTTTGTACCAACTCCTTTGGATAAATTACTAAACTTTTATGATGTATAGTAGAGAGAATAAACATGGCTAGCAAAAAAGAAACCACGTCTGGAAAACTTAGATTCAAAGAGCAATGTTATTTGCTTTGGAACGTAAGCACTTTTGTATCAAAAAATTCTAATACAAGTTACGAAAACATGGCTGTAATTAATGGCGAGCCAACTGATGTAATCAACAAACTTGTTTCAAGACCTAAATTAGACAGATTATTTGAGCTAAAGCCAGTTGAAAATGCAGCGTTGGTACCCATGATAAAGTTATTCAAGACAACCACCGGTGAGACCAAAAAAACACAAGAGATAAAATTCAACACAGTGCTATCTAACGAGTCAATAGAATCTATTACTAGCACAAAATATGGTCGCGGAGACGGAATTGGAATAAAAAGTGTCTCATACGACCTACAAGGCGGCTCCACAACAGGAGGCGCAGCTTTAGTCAAAAAAGGCGTCACAGCGGTCGAGATATCTTTTATTTTTCAAAACTTAGAGCAACTAATTCAAAGAGACGGCGACGGTCCGGCACTCATAGATCTGGTATCATTTCCACCCGCCGAGGGCAAGCGTTCTACCCCCAACTGTGCCGAGGGTTCTCCTATTGATTTCACAGATGTTTTTGACCCAAGTCAGTTTGCAATAAAGCTTGTATATGGTTATGCCGCTCCGAACACAGAGGTGGTAGATCAGCAACTAAGAACGATTATAGAAAATTCTGCTACCACACTGTTGCTAAATTTAGAAAAACACGAATTAGATTTTAGACAAGACGGCACGGTCGAACTTAAGTGCAAATATCAAGGGTATTCCGATTCTATTATGGCACAACCAGAGGCAGATCTGCTTTTTATAAATAAAAAAAGAGACCCACATATAAACGAAAAGCAACGTGACACTAAAACGGTAGAAGAAGAACTAAACCAAGTCAAGGCTGAAAGAGGACAGGAGACCGCACAAGAGGATATCGATCAATTAGACAAGCAGATAGCAGATTTGCAAAATGAACTTGAAGAGTTACAGAAGAAGGAAAAGCAGCAGGGCGAAGATGATAGAGTCAACGCCTATAAGAGGTTTTTGCAAGAAATATACGACTCTGGAAAAGTTATGTTCGTTGAATTAGATGAAAATCAAGTTGAACAACATTTGGCAGAAATATCAGGAGAAGAAGACTTCGAGGGACGAGCGTTGGACGAAGCGGGTGTAACCGAAGAACCCGGACCTATAGACAGTGTTATAGGGGCAATTAGTGGTCTTTTTGGAGACAGCGAAAACAACGAAGTTGAAAAAAAAGAAGCTGATCAAAGCTCAGGAGCAACAATACCAGACCCACAACAAGCAGATATTGATGACTTGAAGACAGATGGATGGAATGACGCAGAGGATATTTTTGAAGAGGATAATCTAGAAGACGTGCAGCAGGCAGTTGCAGATCTCGTTGCTGCAAATTCTTCAACTAGACCAAAAGATCCCGGTGACGTGAGAATAAATTTCATATATTATGGCGACCTGCTAAATATTGCATTCAAAGTGTTTAATGGCAATCCCGTTGCCTCCAACCTTATACCCATGGTAGGTCCCATCGTTTACAGCGACCCTAAGTCAGGACAGCAATTCATTACAAATTTGGCAGACATTCCTATTTCTCTAAACAAATTCATTGAATGGTTTAATAAAAATGTTGTAGCCCAAGGAAGACAAGAGTATTTGCTCAAAGATTTCATTAGAGACACAATAAAAGATTTAATACATGCAGCACTGGGAGAAAATTGCTTCCCCGGCACAGGACACCCAGCACCAGAGCCAAATGTAACGATAGCCGATATTCCATTGGCAAGCGTCGGCGGCAGTGCCGTGATACAACCCGGCGCAAGAATTCAAGCCGCCCAAGTCCCAACACCAGCACCAGTGCACTACAAGGATGCTAATAAAATAGATCAATATATTTATATCTATTGCTACACATTCGGCATGTCAAACCTAAAAGGTAACAGGGCGGAAGATCATGAAAAGGGCATTTATCATTTGCAGTTTGGATCGGATCGCGGCTTAGTGAAAAAAGTGGTTTTTAGCAGGATAGATGATCCCAACTTGAGGGCTTCGCGAGCAAAATCAGTCAAATGTGACCTTAGACACTTGAGAGAAAATTATAAAGTAAATGTAACCATGGTTGGTAATTCTTTATTTAGACCGGGGCAAACTATTTATATAAATCCAACTTTAGGAGCATCTGATCCCATGACTGGAAAAAAAGTCACAAGCGCTTTGGGTCTGGGAGGATACTACACAGTCGTAAAGGTCAGTGGTGAATTAAGCAGAGACGGCTTCAATACTGAAGTGGAAGCAATTTTTGAATCATCAGGAGTCTCCAAAAAAGCCGGGATTCAACCAGTGCCATCTTCTCCCCCATCACGCGGCGGCGTCGGTGGAACCGGCGATGGCGAAAAAGGCTCCTCTAATCCTGCCGAGGGAAGCATTGAAGACACACCGGTAATGGTAGGGATATAATATTTTGAGGGTAGCAAAAAGATATGGGAAAAAGTAGAAAACCATCAAATTCAGAAGCTTTTACAGCCCGTGCGCGGAATGGCATGGACGCTTTTTCGTATTATAAATTTAGAAAATTATACAAAAGTATAGACTTCTCAGACCTTCAGCCAGACTATGGAGTGCACGGAGCAGGGATTGATGACCTTGCAATGCCAAGACCGATTGACTTATGGTATGAAAAGCCTTATTTTGGCAGATACGACCTAAATGGTAACCCGATATACATATTAGAAAAGCATCTCAAGCAATTACCTGTGCCTATGGGGAGAGACTCAACAATTCTTGCTGTAAATTTTGTTGTAGATGCTTTTCAAGATTTGCAGAGGCATTTCGCGAAAGCGTTAGCATCGAATAAAATAAAACCCAGTTTTATGCTATCCAAACTGCCTGTCACACGAGCGCACATGAGCCCAGACAAATTGCACCAAGAATATATCGGCAAGTTGTTTGAGGTTTTCATCTTATCTTACTTGGGGACCAACAATTTGCATAAAAAGATCAGAGGATTTTCAGATTTTATGAATTATTTCAATGATTTTTTTAGAGATTCTGGACAAAATCTGCCTTTTACATTTTCTAGTTTTTTAGGCTCAAAAAGATGCCCATCGAATGTGTGTGGTTTGATTCTAGACATGAAAGAAGTAAGCTTTTCTAATGATGCCAAAAAAGTGAATGATTTGCTAGGGCGAGATGAATTTTCTTTTTATGCGAGTTCTGCTAGAAATCATGGATTTATGGTATCCAAAAACGCTCCATGGCGTTTAGTGGCTGACGTTAGTTCACCGCAAATGAAACAGTATATGTCAAAATATGACACCACTTTAGACGAAAATAATTTTTTCAAGAAATACTATGCCGAGGCTTACATCGCAGACATTGAAATCATGCTGAAAAACATAGTCAGCTATTACAACAATTACATAACATCTAGACCGTATACGAGCAAAACATACCATGTTTATAGTCCGGGCGAAATTGGAACAACTAAAGAAAAGATGAAAACAATAACGCGCAACATGGTACGTCAAAAAACCAGTCTAAAAAATATATTTAGAACTTACGGCATTGACGATATATTGAATTTTTATTTTACAATAAAATGCTATGAAACCAACGCAAAACAATTACTAAAAGATAAAGAAAACATCGTTGCAGAAGCAGTAAGCAGAAAAGAGAGTGTAGGTCTGCCCTTCGCACTCAGTTACTTAAATAGCAAAATTACAGAACAAGTAAAAATAAATTTGACTATTGGCTCTGAGTATGTTAAAGGTAATAATGAAAAAGCTAGACGTTTGTCAAATTCTCGAAAACCACAAGATAAAGAGCCAAATATAAAAGATGTTATTTCAGGCGATTACAACAGAAAATAAAGAAATAATCTATACTAATAGTAGAATTTATACCGATATCATCCCAGAGCTTACAAGAACTTGGTCTTATTGCCCCTCCTTAGATAATGGAAACATAGAATATGCAGAATTTCGCTGCGCCGGTCTGACTCTCGACGAAGTTTGCCCCGAGCATATTAGGGATAGATGGGAATTGGCAAAAGAGGAAGTTAAGAGTCATTGTAGAGCATGTATTGAGAGCAGGATTGATATAACAGGTGGTAAATTTTATGATTTTCTACCCCCAGCAGCATTGTTGGAGTACCTGCGAACAAAGGACGAGATAACGCAATATGTTTTTGATAATTTTCCTAAGCCTGAAAACTATGATTTCTTGTTTGAGTTACAAAAGGTGTTGGCAAAAATAGAAACTAATCGCGTCAAGCTAGATTTGACCCCGTTGAAAAACAAGAGGCACGATTTCCGCACTAACCAATTTTACAATAAAGTTAGAAGACTAAAGCCTTATGTTAGGTACAACTTATTTGGCACAAAAACCGGTCGCTTGACAACTAAAAAGGGTAGTTTTCCTATTCTGACAATGGACAAAAATTATAGACAAATATTGACCCCCCAAAATGATATTTTCGTTGAATTGGACTACAATGCTGCTGAGTTGAGAACACTTCTACATATGTCCGGTGAGGACCAGCCACAACAAGATATTCATGATTGGAATATGAGTAATATATTTCCTCAAATCAATGATCGCGAGGCGGCAAAAAAAAGAGTGTTCTCTTGGCTCTACAATCCAATTGCAGAGGATAAAGATCTTGAGCGATTCTACAATCGAAGCTTGGTATTAAAAAAACATTGGGATGGGAATAAAATTACAAATCCTTTTGGGAGGCAAATTGAGGCAGATGCAAAACACGCTTTGAACTACATAATACAAAGCACAACTTCTGATTTGTTTTTGCGGAGAATTTTAGAATTGGCAAAGTTACTAGAATCAAAAAAGTCGTTTATTTCATTTTTGATTCATGATAGTGTAGTCATTGATTTAGATAAGAGTGAAAAACACCTCATACAAGAAATTGCAGACACCTTTGCTAAGACTGATTTTTCTAAGTTTTTGGTAAACATGAAGGCAGGAAAGAATTACGGAGAAATGAAAGAAATATGCAGAATATAGTTGGTTTGGGATCAGCAGGGTGCAATATTGCTAAAAGTTTTGCAAAGTACCCCGAGTATACTATTAGAACGATTGATTGTGTTGAGCCCTCGGGCGACGAGCACTTTAGAATCAAGAAATGTGATTCTCACGAAGAATACGAAGCGGCAGTCCCCGACATGTCTGACTTCTTTTCTCACATCAAGGCAGTTGATGAGGTGCTTTTTATTATTGGCGGCTCCGGTGAGATCAGCGGGGCTTCTTTATCAATCTTGCAACAAATAAACCACGCCAGATTGCATGTGCTTTACATTAAGCCAGATATTTCACTTTTGAGCGAGGTAGGGAGATTAAGAGAAAGGCTCGTATATAATGTTCTTCAAGAATATGCGAGATCGGGCAAATTTGAAAGAATAATTCTCATAGATAACCCCAAGCTCGATGAAACAATGGGAGGAGCACCAGTAATTGGTTATTACGACCAATTGAATAAAATGATAGCGTCAACAGTTCACATGATCAACGTCTTTGACCACACCGACCCAGAGATTGGTACAATTTCTTCGCCCCTCGAAGTGTCCAGAATTATTACGATTGGTATGATGGATATAGAAACTGGAGAAGAAAAATTATTTTTTTCATTGACAAATGCAAGAGAGAAGAGTTATTATTACGCCATCAACTACGAAAAGTTGAAAAAGGACAAAGAATTATACAAGGGCATAACAGTTCAAATGAAAGATAAAGTAGAAGATGGTGGCGCAAGGATAGCTTATGGCATCTATTCTACAAATTATAGTTCAAATTATTGCTATGTCGTTGCTAGAAGTTCTATGATTCAAGGTTTAGTTTTGGAGGAAAACAATGTTGAAAACAATTAATGCTTATGTAGGCACTTTTGAGAAGAAAACCGGTGAAGAGAGATCTATGCGCTTTGTAAAGATTTCGGACTTACCAGAGGGGTTTATGGATTCACAAACTAAGGGCGGTCAACAGAGAAAACTGTCTGAGGGTAACGAACTGGTTTGGGACTTGGATAAAAAACAATTCAGAGTCTTTAACTGGAACACAGTAAAAGGCGATGTTACACAAATTACTAATTTTCGTGTTGACAGCCTAATTTAGATATGATACATTATAAATCAGATGTGAGGAATATTTGCCGAGCATACTATAACAAAGGAGAGGAAAATAATGGGAATTGATTTAGATAAAATTAGACAACGTAAACAAGCGTTGGAAAACAAAGGAGGCGCTGGAAACAATAACTTCTGGCGTCCACAAGATGGCGACCAATCCATTCGGATTGTCCCAACACCAGATGGTGATCCTTTTAAGGATTACTTCTTTCACTACAACTTAGGTAAAACTCCGGGTTTTTTATGTCCGAAGAAGAACTTTGGAGATAACTGTCCTGTGTGTGAATATGCGAACAGTTTGTATAACCAAGGGACGGAAGACGCACAAAAGGCGGCAAAAGGCTTGTTCGCTCGACAACGCTTCTTCTCACCGGTATTAGTTCGTGGGGAAGAAGCTGAAGGAGTTCGAGTTTGGGGTTATGGGAAGATGGCTTATGAGTCTCTAATCAATCTCGTGCTAAACCCAGAGTATGGGGACATTACTGATGCTGAAGAAGGCACCGACATTGTTCTTAACTATGGAAAACCACCGGGAGCACAATTCCCGCAAACTAAACTTCAACCTCGTCGGCGGTCTTCACCGCTTTGCCAAGATGGTCCAGAGAAGTGTGCAGAACTGCTGGATAATATTCCAGATTTTGATGACTTATTTGAACGAAAGACAAGCGAAGAGGTCGGGACCCTGCTAGATAACTTCTTAGAGGGCGGTGACGATGAGGAGACCACTGAGGTAAAACAGTACAAAAAGGCTGACGAATCTTCTTCGGTTGATGAAGCATTCAATGAACTTTTAAGCTAAAACTAGAGGAGAGAAAATGGGAGCTAAAAAAGCTGGCAGGCTTTCTATTGATGATATGAGAAATCTTATCAACAAGAAAGCTGGTGTGCAAGTTGCACACAACCTAAACAAAGAAAATCCAACAGAGGTAACAGACTGGATTCCTACTGGTTCCCGTTGGCTCGATTCTATCATCTGTCGGGGTCGATTGGCTGGTATTCCGGTCGGTAAGGTGACAGAGATTGCTGGATTGGAGGCAACTGGTAAATCATACATGGCAGCACAGGTCGCTGCCAACGCTCAAAAGATGGGTATTGATGTGGTTTACTTTGACTCGGAATCCGCCATCGATCCCACCTTTTTAGAGAGGGCAGGCTGTGATGTCAATACTATTTTATATGTTCAAGCTCAGTCTGTTGAGTTTGTGCTCGAAACTATCGAGGAACTTTTGGGTTCTAATGAAAATCGGATGCTTTTTATCTGGGATTCTCTTGCTCTTACACCTGCTATTTCCGATGTGGAAGGAGACTTTAATCCACTTTCTTCCATGGCAGTAAAGGCAAGAATTTTGGCTAAAGGCATGTCGAAACTGACCGTTCCTATTGCCAATAGTCAATCAACCTTCTTGGTCTTGAATCAGTTGAAGAGTAATATCACTAGAAGTCCAAGCGAGGCTTTGACAACCCCTTATATGACACCCGGAGGAAAGGCTATGATTTATGCCTACTCATTGCGTGTCTGGTTGACTGGTCGCAAGGCAAAAGCTTCATTCATCACTGACGAAAAAGGTTTTCGTATTGGCTCTGAGGTGAAGGTGAAACTGGAGAAGAGTAGGTTTGGAACGCAGGGTCGCCAATGCAACTTTAAGATTCTGTGGGGCGACGAGATCGGCGTTCAAGATGAAGAAAGCTGGCTGGAGGCAATCAAATCTTCAGACAATGTGATCCAATCAGGTGCTTGGTATCAACTCGTTCACGAGGACGGGACCACTGAGAAGTTTCAGGCTGCTAAGTGGAAAGAAAAGCTTCAGAATGAAAAGTTCAAAACTCGGGTCCTACAGATTATGGACGAAGAGATTGTCATGAAGTTTGACACTCGCCAAGGCAACGCTGAAGACTTCTATGAAGAAAAGGATGAATAAGGAGAAAAAATGAAAAAGCTAATTATTGTCTCATTGCTAGCTGTGTTCATGACGGGGTGTGCATTTTATGTACCACGCCCAGCACGAGTGGTAACCTACTCATATGAACCAGCGGTTATAGTTACTCCTGTTTTCGAGGAGCGACGGATTATTTATCGTTCGCCCCCTCGACGAGTGATTAATAACCATTATTACAGGTGCAAGGTTTCTCACAAGCGAAACAAAAAATATTGTCGATAACAGAAAATTGCACTTGACTTTTAGACCTCAGATAGATTATACTGTCTGAGGTTTTTTATTGAGGTAATCATGAAAAGAGTTATTTTTATCGATGCACTAAACATGCTGTATCGAGCTTACATTGTAGACCCGAGTTTATCAACCAACGGACAACCCATCGGTGGTATCAAGGGGTTTTTGAAGATGAGCCAAAAGCTCATCAGAGAAATGAAACCAGACTCCGTTGTAATCGCATGGGATGGAGAGGGGGGATCCCGCCGCCGTCGCCAAGTCAAGAAGGATTATAAGGCTGGTCGTAAGCCTATCCGCTTGAACCGGCAGATTCGCAACCTTACAGAGTCTGAAGAAGTGGAAAATAAGATTTGGCAACAGACCAGACTCACAGAGTATCTCAACCACCTTCCAATAGCTCAGGTGATGTTACCTAGCGTTGAAGCTGATGACGTGATTGGCTATTGTGTGCAGATGGAAAAGTATAAGGGCTGGCAAAAGATTATTGTATCCAGCGATAAGGATTTTATCCAGTTGTGTGACAATGAAACTGTCTTATATAGACCAATACAAAAGGTGTTTTTGAACTCAAAAAGAGTCTTGGAAGAGTACGGCATACATCCGGTAAACTTTGCCCTCGCTCGTGCCCTTTCTGGTGATAAAAGTGACAATCTACCGGGGGTTCCGGGTGTTGGTATGAAGACCGTCGCAAAAAGATTTCCTTTCTTTGCAGACGAAAAAGTTTGTGATATTAATTTTTTGCTGGACTATTGTAAAGAGAGAAAAGATGAGAAGTTAAAAGTTTACAATTCGATTATTGAAAACGCAGATTTGATCAAAGAAAACTATAAGCTAATGCAGCTTTATGCACCAAGTATTCATATTCAAGGCAAGCAGGTTATCCGTTCAGCAGTGGAGGATTTTGAATATGAATTCAACAAGACGGGTATCGTATGCATGATGAATGAAGACGGCTTTGGCGCTTACGATTGGTCTGATCTATTCACAGCATCCAAGCGGATGGTAAGAGGATAAATGGAAAAAGTAGATTTTTCTAAATTTGGTAAAACCTTTCAAGAAGATCTTGCACAATTGATTGTTGAGGATCGCTCCTTTTCAGATCAAATGCAGGAGCTTCTGAACTTTGACTTTTTCGAGTTCAGATACTTGCAGGTTTTTGTCGAGAAGGTTTTTGGCTATCGCGTCAAGTATGGTGTTCACCCAACAAATAAGATTCTGATCTCCATTCTTCGGACTGAGTTGGAGGACGAGAACGAAGCAACAAGGAAGCAGGTCAGAGACTACTTCTCCAGAATTTACAATAGTCCTCCCGATATTCGGGAGCAAGAATATATTAAGTCAATCGCTCTTGATTTTTGTAAAAAGCAAAAGCTGAAAGAGGCAATGATTGAATCTGTAAAGCTTCTGAAGAAATCCTCTTTTGACGAGATCAGCGACGTTCTCAATCAGGCTTTGAAGCTAGGAAGCGACAATAATTTTGGTTATGATTACAAAGCTGACTTCGAGCAACGATTTCAGATAAAAGCCAGAGATCCTGTTTCTACAGGTTGGACAGAGATCGATGGTTTGACGCAAGGTGGGTTGGGCAAAGGAGAGTTGGGAGTTGTTATTGCCCCAACCGGAGCAGGTAAATCTATGGCTCTTGTGCATCTCGGTGCAGAAGCTGTCAAACAAGGTAAAACTGTCGTTCACTACACATTAGAACTTGCATCAACAGTTATTGGAAAGAGGTATGATAGTTGTATCACTGGCATCATGATGTCGGACCTTCATGCACTAAAGGAAGAGGTTTATGAGAAGGTCACGGATCTTCCGGGCGAGCTAATCATCAAAGAATACCCAACAAAGTCGGCTAGTCCAAATGATTTGAAAATCCACCTAGAAAAGCTGAGAAAACGAGATATAGATGTGGACATGATTATCGTGGATTATGGGGATTTACTCCGACCGAATGTGATACACAAGGAGAAGCGAATCGAACTGGAGAGAATCTATGAGCACTTGCGAGGACTAGCCCAAGAGTTCAATTGCCCCTGCTACACTGCCAGCCAGACGAATAGGTCTGGATTGAATGCAGAAGTTATTACGATGGAATCAATTTCAGAGGCATTTAACAAATGTTTTGTAGCCGATTTTATTTTTTCTTTGTCCCGAACTATCGAAGATAAAAGCACAAATTCGGGAAGAGTGTTTGTGGCTAAAAATAGAAATGGTCCGGATGGCTTAATCTATCCTATATACATGAACACGGGTAATGTCAAAATCAAGGTGTTGCCACCAACTGGTGAAACAATTGCTGATATTGCTGTAAATTCTGCCAAGAAACAAGAGAAGATTCTGAAAGATAGTTACAAAGAGTGGAAGCAGGATAAAAAGAAAAAGGAGACCTAATAGATGACAGAGAAAGACCAAATTGCCAGAGACATCCTCTCAGATGTTACTGTGCATATGAAGTACGCCAGATACATTCCAGAGAAAGAAAGAAGAGAGACGTGGGCAGAGATCGTAGATAGAAATAAAGCGATGCACGTCAAGAAATATCCAGAGCTAGAAAGCGAAATAAATGATGCGTATGAGATGGTATACGCAAAAAAAATCTTACCATCAATGAGATCTATGCAATTTGGAGGAAAGCCCATTGAGGTCGCCCCAAATAGAATTTACAACTGTGCCTTTGCCCCTATCGATGACTGGCGAGTGTTTAGTGAAGTTATGTTCCTTTTGCTCGGAGGCACCGGTGTCGGCTACAGTGTTCAAAAACACCATGTAGAAAAGTTACCAGAGATTCAAAAGCCTGCGTCTAAGAGAACTAGACGATTCCTGATTAATGACTCAATTGAGGGTTGGGCAGATGCTGTCAAAGCTTTGGTACAATCATACTTCAAAGGAGGCTCCAAGTTACGGTTTGACTATTCAGATATTCGCCCAAAAGGCGCTCGCCTTGTCACATCTGGTGGCAAAGCACCGGGACCACAGCCACTAAAAGAGTGCTTGGTAAAACTTCAAGGTATGTTTGAAGCTAAGGAAAATGGAGACAAGCTTACCACGATTGAAGCTCACGATATGATATGCCATATCGCTGACGCAGTGTTGGCTGGTGGTATTCGTAGAGCAGCCTTGATCTCCTTATTTTCAGCAGACGATAATGAAATGATTGCCGCAAAGACAGGAAACTGGTGGGAGACAGCCCCGCAAAGAGGCAGGGCTAACAACTCTGTTGTACTCCTACGTCATAGAATTACAAAAGATTTCTTCCAAGACCTCTGGGAAAGAGTAAAGGAATCAGGTAGTGGAGAACCGGGCTTTTATTTCTCTAACGATAAAGACTGGGGCACCAATCCCTGCTGTGAAATTGCACTTCGCCCATATCAATTTTGTAACTTAACAGAGGTAAATGTTAGCGATGTCGATAATCAAGAAGAACTAAATAGTAGAGTCAAGTCAGCAGCTTTTATTGGCACTTTGCAAGCCGGTTATTCAGATTTTCATTATTTGCGAGATGTTTGGAGAAGGACCACTGAGAAAGAAGCCCTGATTGGTGTTTCTATGACTGGGATTGCTTCCGGAAAAGTATTGAATTTAGATACAACTGAAGCCTCCAAAGTGGTGAAAAAAGAAAATGAAAGAGTAGCTAAAATAATTGGCGTCAATAAAGCGGCGAGGTGCACAACAGTAAAGCCTGCTGGTACAACATCTCTAACTCTCGGCACTTCTAGTGGAATTCATGCTTGGCACAATGAGCACTATATTCGACGACTCCGGGTTGGCAAGAATGAAGCAATTTATACTTATCTTTCTATCTATCATCCGGACATGGTTGAGGATGAGTATTTTAGACCTCACGACACAGCGGTCATATCAGTGCCTCAGAAGTCTCCGGAGGATGCTATTATGAGAACTGAAAGCGCTCTTCAACTATTGAAGCGCGTTTCTAAGATTAGCACAGAATGGGTAAAGCCCGGAACAAGAAGTGGTCAAAACACTCATAATGTCTCTGCTACAATTTCCATCAAGGAAGCTGAGTGGGCTGATGTTGGTGAGTGGATGTGGGAGAATAGAGATATTTATAATGGACTTTCTGTATTGCCATATGATGGTGGATCTTATAAGCAGGCTCCATTTGAGGATTGTTCTAAGGAAACTTATGAAGCCATGCTAGAAACCTTAGAAGAAGTTGACTTAACAAAAGTTGTAGAGATTGAAGACAATACCAATCTGACGGGCGAACTTGCCTGCGCTGGTGGTGCTTGTGAGATTAAGTAAAAAACTGCTTGACATTTTTATCTAAAGGTAATATTATGTCTGAAACTTGTGAAAATTATTCAAATAAAGGAGAAAACATGTTTGGAAAACCAGTACCAGCAATTGAAATCGTCGCAGAAGAAAGAGAAGTGGTCCAGAAGGAGGAGCACATTTCAAATTATATCAAAGCTATGGCAGCGATTGAAGATGAAATGGAACCCTTGAAAGAGCACAAGCGAGATCTCAAAACTAACTATCTTGAGAACGAGTGGCTTACAAAAGAAGAGATTAGCATGGCTGTTAAAGCTTATCGCCTACTGAAAGGCGACACTGACATGGATCAGTTGATGGATTTTTATGACCGCGTTTCAAAGACTGTTACAAAGTAGGAGGAACAATGAATTTTTATCCTTGCAATAGGCATTTACTAGTAGAAAAGGTACAGCTTGAAGCAGAGGGGCAATCACCCCCTGCTGTCTTGTTGCCTGACGACTATAAGCCGAAAACTGATACTTATGGCGCATACAGACTTTTGCTTGACGCCAATGACTGTTCTCTGGAAGCGGACCCCGGAGATACTGTCATTGCAGAGCAAAGCATGGTCAAAGAAGTAGAGCACCAAGGAAAGAAATATTTCCTAGTGCAGGAAAACTACGTCTTAGGCATTTTTTCTGAGGAATAAATGGGTATTTCACATCTCATATGTGTAGCTGCCACTGCACTTTCAATCTTTCCAAACTCAGATACGGTCTGTAAGCATATCAATGTGGTTGTTGAGGAATCTGATAAAAATGATATCGACCCCACATTGCTCGTATCTTTGATAGCCGTCGAAAGTAATTGGAAGCCACATGTGGTTAGTCATGCAAATGCTTGTGGCTTGACACAAGTCTTGCCCAAGTACACAAAAAAATATGGAGGCAAAGATCGCAATCTTACATGCGATGAACTGAAAGACCCGAACACTAGCATCAAAGTAGGTGCGAAGATCTTGAGCTATTGGCTTCACTCTTACGCAAGGGGAAATAAGACAACGGCTTTGTGTGGCTACAACGCCGGCTTTAGGTGCAAGGGAGAAAATCGTAACGCTACTGGTATTAGGTATGCAAAAAAGGTTTTGAAATACCAAAGAATCTTGAAGCGCGAGATGAGGAAAAAGGAAAATGAAGAAAGTAAGCACACCAAAAATTGTGATAGGTTCTTCCTTGGAGTCAGTTCTTTTTGCTTCTAGAAACAACTGCACACTTATTCTAAATAAAGTTAGCCCACCTGAAATCTATGAAGCTCAAGATCTTGAGACATGGAACCAAATAACATTCTTGCTTTCCATGGCTGGGAAGATCCCGATGTCCGATAAAGTTTCGACAATCAGAATAATTGAAGAAGACAAAAAGATAAAAGCTTTTACATCATCAAATAGAATGATTGAGTTTGTTTGTGATAAAGTCTTTGTCTTTGATGACGAAAATGTTGAAGGTCTTCCCGTTCCGACGACTAAGCACAAGAACCCCAAGAAGAAGATTATGGACTGGGTTAATGTGAGAGCGGGGATGCTCCATGAGTTTGAATTCATAGAGACAGAAGAAGAGTTTGTCAGCGAAGTCCACTTTTATAAATCACCTCGGATTGACGGAGATCATGAACACAAAGATTTAGTCGCTATCTCGTATTTGACAGACGAACAAATAAAAGACCACTCATACTCAGACCTCATGACCTTGTACAAAACGAAAGAGGTAATGAAGTCCCACGGCATCAGGGGACCAAGAAACGGCAGAGATCCTAACAACCCAGAGAAGTACAAATACTATGATATAAAATTAGAAATGAATCGACGCGAAATAAAGAAACTGCACATGGATTCATACGAAGACACAGACTTCATTTCCTTTTGTAAAAAGGATACTTACACCGAAATGAATGAATATATTTCAAAGCTCCATAATTATACTGAAGGTGGTGCAGGATGATGTCATCTTCAAAGGGGGGCAGAAGAATGTCTAGTGCAGGAGCAGTCGGTTCAGGGGGCGGTGGAGGTGCAGCAGCAGCGGCACCAGCATCCAGTCAGAGAGTCACACCATCAGATGGTGCGGCACCAGCAAACAATAATAACGACCAAGGTGTTGAGATGGGGGGAACCCCAGACGGTGGAAACAGTGGTCAATCTATCAACATTAATATCACTAATGAGGTCAGTTCTTTTCAAAACATGAGTTCGGAGCAAAGCCTTCAGATTGGAGGCGGGTCTGAAATGGGACAAATGGGCGAATCCAATCAGATGGACATGGAAAAGATGATGAAGTTGATTATGTTGATGATTATCATGAAGATGATGGAAAAAATGATGGAACAATTGGGTGGCGGAGCCGAAGGCGGCGCGTCAATGATGGGAGGTGGGGGATAAGATCTCCTTTTCACTTAGCAGGTGTTGTCCCTCTCGCGGGGGAAAAATTAGATTTCAATTTTCCGTGGCATGATTCCATGCAACCAATCGGACCAGACTATTTAGCTGTGGAGAGAGCAGTCTTAGAGTGTGCTTGGGCTGGATGTGAAACAATATGGCTTGTGTGTAATGACGACATGCAGCCTCTGGTTCGCTCTAGGCTTGGCGAATACGTTATTGACCCTGTTTCCATCGGTAGGCTGAACAAGTACCCTTCTGAATCAAGAAGAAAAATACCAATATATTACGTTCCTATACACCCAAAAGATCTCGGCAAGAGGGATTGTCTGGCTTTCAGTGCACTGTACGGTGCTCTAACCTCATACCACGTCAGCAATAAGATAAGCAAGTGGGTTGTTCCAAGTAGATACTATGTAGCTTTTCCCTACGGAGTCTACGACCCAGAAATACTCAGAGAACATCGCCTAGACATTTCTAGTGACAATTCCTTTTTTCTCTCCAGCGATGGAAAGACAGTTGCTGATGGGGAATACCTTGGCTTCACTTTTGATGAGGAGGAATATAAAAAATATAAAAAAGTTATTATGGATGAGGGCACCGGTTATAGACCCAAGGGAACTGCCTTTGGGGATGAAGATGTGTTGCCCTTAGAAGAAAGATGGAGTGCTGTTCATTTTAAGCTTGACACAGTATTTAGATCTGCTAGAATAGCTGAAGCAAAAGTAGTTGAATTACCATGGTACAACAACATAGGCTCTTGGCAAGGACTGAAAGATTATTTAGCCTCAGAGGTAGAGTTAGAAAAGCCAAACAAGCTAATTCTTTCAAGTAGGCAGTGGAGCAAGATAGGAGAAAGTATTGAAGAAGAGTGACATTCCATTCGTAGGGTTACACGCACACTCTGTGGCGGGTTCTTTTTTTGATGGCTTGGGTTTCCCCGGCGAGCATATGGATAGCGCCTTTGAGAATGGCATGGATGCCTTGGCTCTAACAGACCATGGCAACATGAATGGTCTTAGCTATCAGGTTGACCACGCCAAGAAAATGATGGAAGAGGGTAAAAACTTCAAGCCTATCTTTGGTGTGGAGGCGTACTTTATTCCTTCTGTCAAGGATTGGAAGAAAGAACTGGAAAAGGAAAAAGACTCAAAGAAAAAATCTAAGTCTAGTGGTCTCGTAATTGAAAACGAGGGTGCGTCAAAGAGTAAGAAGAGCAAACTAAACAAACGGAACCACCTAATCCTACTGGCTCAGAATCAAACTGGATTGAGTAATATATTTAAGATGGTTTCTGATTCATACACTAACGATAATTTCTATCGCTATCCTCGTATGGATTACGACCTTTTGACCAAGCACAATGAAGGGGTCATCGCTGCTTCTGCATGCTTGGGCGGCGTATACGCTGGTAACTATTGGGACAATCGGGACATGGGCAAGGACGCTGTTATTCAAAGCATGCGCCGAACCACAGAGCGCATGATTGATATCTTTGGCGACCGCTGGTATGGAGAATTGCAGTGGAATAATGTCCCCGAGCAGCACGAGTTGAATCAGTACATCATCCAACTACACCACGAGTATGGCATACAGCTAATCTCTACTGCTGACAGCCACTATCCAAACAAAGATGCATGGCGCGATAGGGAACTCTATAAACGTCTGGGCTGGCTTGGCAAGAGCAGCCCAGATTATTTATCCTCTGAACTTCCTGAAAGTGTTGAGGATATCGGATATGAACTATATCCTAAGAATGGCGACGAGATGTGGCAAGCATACAAATACTATTCTGAAAAAGTCGGCGCATCTTACAGTGACAAGATGATCGAGGAGTCCATCTTACGAACACACGATATCGCACATAATAGAATCGAAACGTACATGCCAGACAACACGGTTCGATTACCTAGTTTTGTTGTACCAGATAAACAATCAGCATCAGAAGCTCTCCGTAAGTTTAGTGAAGATGGTCTCGTGAAGCTCGGGCTAATGAACAAAGAATATTCAAATAGATTGGCTCTAGAGATGGACGTCATCAGCAAGCGAGGATTCGACGAATACTTTTTAACGATGAAGAGCATCGCAGATAAAGCTACGGACTGTCAACTCGTCGGCTCCGGCCGCGGCTCTGCTGCCGGATCTCTGGTTGCATATGCTCTGGGTATCACACAGATTGATCCTATCAAATATAAGTTGCAGTTCGAGAGGTTCATGACTAAGGATCAAACGGATTATCCTGATATCGATTACGATGTTTCGGATCCAATGGAACTAAAGGAAATGCTGATTGATGATTGGGGTCGCAATACAGTTGTACCCATCTCGAACTTCAACACGCTACAACTTCGCTCACTTGTAAAGGACATCTCCAAGTTCTACGGTGTGCCATTCACAGAGGTCAACCCTGTCACATCAAAGATGTTGAAGGAGGCGACTCCACTAGCCAAGAAAGCACATGGAATCAAGGCAGGTGTTTACACACCAACCTTTGAGGAGCTAAAGGAATACTCAGAATCACTCAAGACATTCCTTGCGAAATATCCTCATATCGCCAGCCATATTGACGTCATTTTTGGACAACCGAGATCTATTAGTCGTCATGCTGGCGGCGTTGTTATCGGTGAAGATTTGGACAAGTATATGCCACTTATAAACAGCGGTGGCGTTGTACAAACTCCATGGTCAGAAGGACAGAATGTCAGGCACTTAGAGCCTATGGGCTTCATTAAGTTTGATATCTTGGGCTTGGCTTCTCTAAGAATGATGGAGGGTGCAATCAGACATATCCTCAAGAGACATCACGGTATTGAGAAACCTACTTTTGAGGACGTAAAAGATTATTATGATACAAAGCTCCACCCAGAGAAGATCGACTTGAATGACCAGAAGGTTTATAAGAATGTTTTTCATAGAGGCAAGTGGGCTGGTATCTTCCAGTTCACAGAGGGTGGAGCACAGGACTTTTGCAAGAAGGCAAAGCCGAAGAGTGTTATTGACATCGCTGCTATCACTAGCATTTATCGACCGGGACCACTTAGCGCCAAGGTGGATAAGATGTATGTCAAAGCAATGAGAAAGCCCGAGGGGGTTGAGTATGCAAATGATATTGTGAAAGAAGTGACCGAAGAGACATATGGATTCTTGATCTTCCAAGAGCAGATTGCTCTCCTCGCGCACAAGCTGGGTGATGGTTTGTCACTAGACGAGGGTAACGCTCTCCGAAAGCTGCTGACTAAGAAAGGGACCGGAAAGACACAACAAAAGAAAGACAAGATTTATAAGAAGTTTGTTTCAGGCTGTATCAAGAAAGGATTGACAAAGGGCAAGGCGCAAGAGCTTTGGCAAACATTCGAGTATTTTTCAGGGTATGGCTTCAATAAGTCACACGCTGTCTCTTACTCGGTGCTTTCATATCAGTGTGCTTGGTTGCTGAACTACTATCCAGCAGAGTGGATGGCTGCGTTCTTGGACAAAGAACCAGAGTCCAGAAAGGAAAAGGCGATTGCGATTGCAAAGCAGTTTGGTTTCAAAGTCGAACCGCTAGACGTCAACAAGTCAGGGGAGGTTTGGGAGATTAGCGATGATGGCAAAACTCTCATCCAGCCACTAACCTCTATCAAGGGCTTGGGTGGAGCAGCCATGGAGCAGATTCTAGAGCATCGCCCCTTCACTAAAGTGGAGGACTTCCTTTTCAATGAGGAAATGGTATATTCCAAGTTGAACAAAAAAGCTCTTGATGTTTTATGTCGGGCAGGTGCACTGAAATGTTTGATGGACAATAGATTCAGCGGTGAGAAGCATTTCTGGAGTGCAGTGGCTGTGATGCGCCCTCGCAAAGAGAAGAACTTATTAGAGAACATTGAGAAGTATAGGGACGAGGGCGACTTTACCAACTACGAAAAGATCGAACACCTCTCCAGCCTAACAGGTGCTTTCCCCCTTAGTCTCGTTATGGACGATGATGTGATGGCTAGGTTAGCTGAGTTGCATATCCCACCGATATCTGAATATGATGTTGACTTGGGAGCCGCATGGTTTATTCCTAGAAAAGTGAATATTAAGAGGACAAAAAACGGGAAAGAGTATTACATATTGGAGGTGATTGATTCTAATAATGTTTTGACTTCAATCAAATGTTGGGGAGTCAACTCTAAAAAAGACAAGATTGCAATCAATAGACCTTACATGGGAAGGCTAGAATACGATGAGCAATGGGGCTTTAGCACTAGATCGATCAGCAGAAACTTTAGACTTTTAGGATAAAAATGAACGTCAAGATAGGAGCAAATATGAATCTAAAATTTTATAAAATCAGACCAGAAGCAAAGCTGCCTGTGAGAGCACACAGGACAGACGCAGGTATGGACTTGTTTTACTGTCCCAACGGCAACCGTGGATCAGCTATGTCAGATCAGGGCGAATATTGGATCCCAGCCAGAGCTAGCAGCCTTATTTCAACTGGGTTGAAAACAGAGATTCCAGAAGGGTACATGCTGGAAATCAAAAACAAGTCAGGCATTGCATCCAAGCGGCAACTTGTTGTGGGCGCTTGCGTAGTTGATCCCGGCTATGATGGAGAAATCTATGTGAACCTCCACAACATCGGAGTAGAGACACAGAAGATCAAACCCGGAGACAAGATCGCCCAAGCGGTCCTTGTTCCAGTCGTTCATTGCGGTATTGAAGAGGCGAAAGCGGATGACTTGAATGACGGCTCGACAAGGGGCGAGGGGGGCTTTGGCTCAACTGGTGATCGCTAATGGGAAAATTCACCAAGAAGATAGGCAGAAAAAAACAGCTAGATTCTGAAAAAGAATTGGCTTCAAAGGTCGGACTCTTTGGAAAAATTGGGAACTCTTGTATAGTTTGTGATAAACCCTTTGACAAGACGGACAAAGAAATGGTAAAATCTTGGTACGTCATTGTAAGAAATGAAACTAAACAAGTTAATTTGTACTGTCCCCCTTGTTGGGAGAGAGGCAAAGAAATGGTAAAAGAAATTCAGGAGAATCTAAGTGAGCGAGAGAAAAAGTAAAAACGTTTATAAGAAATTTTGTGAAGAGAGCCGCATTCGCTATGCCATTGATGATTGTGGCAATCCGATTAGCCCCTCGCGAGTTAGAAAGTTTGCCAATGACCATCTTTGGTGGACAGGCACAGACGATGGTCGAATTGGTGTGACTGTTGAAAGACCAACCCCTGCTACATATAATGGCATTAGAAAAAAGCTAATCGAGGCTGGGTGTGTAGCACAGCAAGAGGGGGACTCGGAGGGCAACTTCTTTGTTATGCAAGAACGTGCCCTGAAAGTTGCTGAACTAATCAAAGCCACCAAGAAAAAAGGCTCGTCCTCTCGAAGTAAGAGGATGAAAGAATATTGGCAAAACCGAGGAGAATAATATGAACAATAAAGCAAATGCAGCGAGGTGGAACAATGGTTAATCATCCAGATTTATATTCAGCACAACAGTTTTTTTCTAGATGTCCACTTTATGTCAGTTTTGATGATGTATTGCTGGTACCACATTATTCAGATATAGAAAGCAGGAAATCACTATCAACTAAGAACAGTTTAGGCAATGTCCCCCTTGACCTGCCCATCATTTCTAGCCCAATGGATACTGTGACAGAGGTTGCCATGGCTTCTGCTATGGATGCTCACGGGGGCTTGGGAATTATCCATAGATATAATTCTATTCAAGACCAAGCTGCTCTTGTAAAAGATTCAAAAGAGAAAGGCTTGAAAAACATTAGCGCAGCCATTGGCGTAACTGGTGATTACCAAGAGCGAGCACGAGAACTAGTTAATAGTGGTGCTAATGTTCTATGCGTTGATGTAGCGCACGGTCATCACTCTATGATGCGTGATGCCTTGAAGCACTTGAAGGAGGAGTATGGGGGAGATACTCACATTATGGCAGGAAATGTCGCCACTGGTCAAGGCAGTCTTGACCTTGCATCTTGGGGGGCTGACTCTATTCGTGTCGGCATTGGTGGTGGTTCAATTTGTTCGACGAGACTAGTAAGTGGTCACGGAGTACCCACCTTGCAATCTATTATTGATTGCGTGACTGCTGGTTGTCCTGTTCCGATTATTGCAGACGGAGGTATGAAGACTAGCGGAGATGTCGTCAAGGCTCTTGCTGCTGGTGCTGACTTTGTTATGCTCGGCTCAATGCTTGCTGGGACTGACCAAGCACCCGGACAAGTATTCGACAACGGTAATAAAAAATATAAAGTCTACCGTGGTATGGCTTCAAGCGAAGCCCAAGTAAACTGGAGAGGTAAAACCTCTACACCAGAAGGAATCTCTACAACTATCCCATACAAGGGAGATGTTAGCATTATTTTGGATGACCTTAAGGGAGGTATTCAAAGTGGGATGTCTTACTCGGGCGCTAGAACCATTCAAGAATTACAGGCAAAAGCTAGCTTCGTTCAGATGACTTCTGCGGGAAGGGGAGAGAGTCATACGCATATTTTATCGAGGAACAAATGAGTGTATATGGGGAAGCAGGAAAAAAGATAGTTTTCTATGATTCCGAAAAGAATCATGCAGAGCTAAAAATTAGATTGCATTATGATGGTCTAACTCAAAGTGCGTTCTTCAGAGAAATAGTTGCTGGTTATGTTTCGCAAGACGAAAATATTATAAGTTTTATTGAGAAGGTCAAGCACGAGAAAAAAACACAAAGCAAAGAAAAGATGAAAAAAATCTCAAAGATGAATGCGGCAAAGAAGAAAACGATCCAAAAATTCGCACTCGATCAAGATGAAATTGAGAACATATTTGATATTTTGGAGGAAGAATGCCCAGAGATATAGAATTTGATTGTGCAAGCGTTTGCATGAGAACTGGTCAGAAATGTTGCAATAAAGATTGCAGGCAATGGCTAGATTACGAACAGGATTTAAACTGCACATTGGTGGCTGTAAGAAAAAATGGAAAGATGTCTCTAAGAGAGACTGCTGACCGTTTAGGAGTCAGTTTTGTAAGAGTAAAGCAAATACAGGATAAGGCTGTAGAAAAATTGACAGGAAAGATTGACTTTTAAGATATAAAAGGACTATTTATCATTGTGCAAACGCATTTTTTTATTAAACTTAGGAGAACATAAAAATGAGCAACAAGAAAACATTACTCAACGAGGGAACAATTAGACGCTTCATGACACTTGCAAACATGGACAACCTCGCTGAGAGCTACCTTGACAGATATGAAGTCAATGAGGGCGAAGAAGAGGAAGAGGTTGAAGAGGGTATGCGCCCCGCCAAGCATGATGATGACAAAGAAGTCGAAGAGGGCATGAGAGCCGCTAAAGACGACGACGAAGTTGAAGAGGGCATGAGAGCCGCTAAAGACGACGACGAAGTTGAAGAGGGGATGCGCGGTCTTGGCAAGCATGACGATGAAGAAGAACCAGCCATGAGAGATCTTGACGAAGAGGAGTTGGATCTAGACGTTGACGCAGAAGCAGAACTCGACGCACCAGACGAGGCACCTGCTGAAGAAGGCGGCGCAGATGAAGCCATGGTAAAGAAGCTTGTCGATGCTATTGCCGGCGCAATCGAAGGCGCAACCGGTGTTGAAGTTGCCGTTGAAGGCGGCGACGAG